AAAGGTCTATTGGCTAAAGCTCGGAACAAAGAATTATTAGAGGCTGGTGTATTTAAGATTGTATCTCACGGTACAGGTAAATTCGGTAGAGTATTAGGAGAAATCTTTGTATCTGCAGATGTAGTAGGTCATGAAATATCAGAAGCTATAGATAGAAGTTCAGATGGATTAGTTAGTATTAACGACATCTTAATTGAAGAAGGTCATGCTTACGAATATACAGGTGGTAAGAAGAAAGACTTTAAAGCTGAGATAGCAAAAGAGAAAGCTGCTAAGAAAGAAGATTTAGTTGATAAACCCGCAGAAGAAGAAGCAAATGGAAAGTAAATTCAAAAACATAGCAGATATCGAAGAAGGTTGGAGTGATTTCAAAGATGCCACTCGTGGTGGAAGTACTAAAGCCCATTGGGTAAATCCAAGTGGTAAAGTCTATGATGTTAAAGATACTCATATTATTTTTGTGAGTGAGAAACCAAGTCTATTCAAAACTTCAGTAGATAAGATGAAGAAACTTTATGACAAGTATGATGAGAAGTTTCCAAATCAAGAAGGTAAAGCTCGTATAGAGATTATGACCGACATTGTAAAGAGGGGTTGGATACGAACAAGGTTCAGACCACGAGAAGGTGCTTGGGTTGCCGAAACTTGGAAGTGGGGAACACGAGAAAAGAAGGCTCTTATTAATTGGGTAAAGTATGAAACCAACGGAAAGAAAGTTCAATTCAGAATAAACTTTATCTCTACTTCTAAAAATAAAATAATTGGACATAGTTATAGTCTTGATATGCTGGGAGAACAAGTAGTGGAAAATGTAATAAATGAATCAAGTTTATCCAGAATATGGTCACATAACGAGAAGCATGATTGTGGAGCCATGACGGCTTTTAGAAATGCCGCAGATTGTGGTGAAGGTGAAAAATATACAAACAAGATTAATAAGGCTCGCAATCAGAAATTACTTGGTAACTTATTAAGTATGGGGTATGGTGTAACTAAACTTATTGGTAAGTATCCAGAAGGCGGTAAGTCTTCAAAGGAACTTTCATTCTTCATTGTGGATAAAGATGATAACGGTAATTTATTAAATGATTTAAAGAAACTCGGAAAGATATTCGAACAAGATTCAGTATTAATAGTGCCTAAAGGTTCAGTTAATAAAGAGGCTAAAGCATATTTACTTGGAACTAATAGTTGTAAAAATAATTGGTTAGGTATGAATGGTAAAGAATATTTTGCCGGTGGTCACCCAGGTAAATCAAGTAAAATTTATACTTCATTTGTAAATGGTAGACCATTTATGTTTGAAGAAGTTGGTGAAGAAGTACATCCACCCGGCAATGGAATGGGTTGGTGGGCTATGGATTTAAAATCCAAGACACAAGATGGTTGGATGAATGAAATAATGAAGTTGTTGGAAAACGAATAATTAATAATAAGAGGATGTGGAGAAAGAAGATTGAAAAAACAAGTTTTAGATAAAGGTTTTATAGAAGTCGTAGATTCATTAGGAAATGATTTAACGGTTGTTAATGCCGCAAGAGTATCATTCGGTAAACGAAAAGAAGTATATGATAAGTCGGATGAAAGGTTAGTTCGTTATTTGGCTAAACATAAACACTTTAGTCCATTCAGACATCTACAGGTTCAGTTCCATATAAAGGCACCAGAGTTTGTAATGCGTCAAATGTATAAACACGTAGTTGGGATTGAAACGACATCCAATAGTTCAACTAAAGACCACGCTTGGAATGAAATATCAGGTAGGTATGTGCCAGTAGAAGATTATTACTATCCTGAAATATGGAGAAAACAATCAGAAGATAATAAACAGGCAAGTGAAGGTGCACTAAATCCATTACAACAGAAAAGAATGGATTTGTGTTATAGTGATTATATGAAAAGTGTAGAACATACTTATGATAAGATGATTGATGCTGGAGTGGCTAAGGAACAGGCAAGAATAGTTTTACCATTAAGTCAATACACAGAAGTATATTGGACAGCATCATTTCAAGCAATTGTAAATTTCATAGAGTTACGAGATGAAACAACATCACAATGGGAAATACAGCAATACGCTAAAGTGATGAAGCGGTTAATGATTAATATTTATCCAAAGACAACTGAAATTTGGAGTAAACTACATTGGGAGAAGTAAAATGAATAAAGAATCTTTTGGGTGGATGATGGCAAAGTGTTCAGAGACGGCCTATTTAAACGGTAAGGAAGCTAAACCTTTGTTTAAGGGGTTAGGGTTTAATGGACATAAGTACTTTGATAAGAATGGGGCACAAGCTCATGCTGCATATAATAAAGAATGGCTCGTATTAGCATTCAGGGGTACGGAAGTTAAGTCGTGGTCTGATATTAAGGCTGATTTAAATGTTGATTCTGTTAATGCGAAGTATTTTTATGGTAAAGTACATAAGGGGTTTGAGAAAGAAGTTGATAAGCTTTGGGTACATATACGAGACTATGTTATAAAACAACTTAAAGGTAGGAAGTTAGTTATTACTGGCCATTCACTTGGAGCATCTATGGCTACTATAGTTGCCGCTAGATTTTATAATTCAAGTTTTAAAATTGATGGACTATACACGTATGGTTCGCCAAGAGTAGGTAATGATAAATTTAGAGATAGTTTAGATATACCACACTATCGGTTTGTTAATAATTCTGATGACGTAACTAAGATGCCTTTCTACCATTGGGGATATAGACACCACGGGGAATTAAGATATATCAATTCCGATGGTGTAGTTGAACTAGGTACGAATGTATGGAAACGGACTTTGGATAGATTGAAAGGTAGATTAGATAGTTTCAAGAGTAAGGATTATTTTGATGGTCTATCAGATCACAGTATTACAGGATACGCAGACAACTTGCTTGAATATGTTGAAGAGGCGGGTTTATAACATGAAACAGTACTTACCAAAATGGTGGTCTGTTGTGGTTTGGATAATAATCGCAGTAGCATTATGTGGTACTCAACTGAACGGCCAAACTTATACTGAGGGAGATTATGTACTTGGGATACTAGCGGATTGTCAAGTGGTGTTTACACGGTAGTGAATAATAGAAGAACCACGACAATAACATTGTTAAAGTAAAATACTTTCAAAAATAACTTGACTTTATCAAAAAGTATTCGTATATTATATCAATCATAAAATAGAGGTTATATGAGTAAAACAAAAGTTGGTCAATTCGACCACTACAAGAAATGGACAACCGATGAAGGTTACTCGTTTCTTGCTAAGAATTTAGCAGATGCTGAACTATATGTACAGTATGTTGGTGGTCATCTTGGTAAAATAAAAGAGGTTGTGGGTGAGTAAATATTACTACGAGAGAAGTAGTATTCTTGAATCCAAAATTAATATAACTTACCATGAGTTATTCTGTAAATCCGATAAAGAGCTAGACGATTGGATTGAAGAAGTAAGGCAATATATAATTGAAGAGTGGGATGAACGTGGTATCCCACCTATGGTTGGGCAATCTATTGCTGATATAACGAATGGTTTCAGAAAACTACGTGAGTATGACATTCATGGTTTCATTGAAAAAGACGATGATGGCAATGCTAATGTGATTAAGAACTTTAACAAGTTTGCTAATGGCGTCAATCAATTCTTCCCAACTATGTTGAAAACTCGCATTGGTGATGTTGGGGATGTTGGTCTTAATTCAATCTATGATAGAATCAAAGAGGATGTCAATAAGGATTTATTCTATAAAGCTATGCGAAGAGGTGTTCGTAGAGATTCAATGTATAGCTTCAGTAAATCTCTTTCGTTGGATAGGAAAGAAAACGAACAAGGGAAAAAGATATATTGGGACGGGGAGAGTGCAACAGATTGGTTAAAATATTATAACGACAATAAGTTAAAGTTCAGTAAGTTTAGAATCTGGATATCAAAATCACATCAAGAGAAATACCTTAAACAATATGTAACTATTAAAGCTGAAGATATTAGATTGGCTCATAAAAATGGTTTGATTAGTGATGAGATGCTAACTAATATATGGTGTCCAACGCTGAAGAAGAAAATAAGTCTTGATGATTTAACTGATACTGTTATGACTAAAGGTGGTAATGTCAAAACAAATGTATTCATGATTAGATATTATCATATTGAAAAGAAATTATACCCATCGGCTTTTCAGATATTCAGATTGAGTTTGAACTCACAACCAGCAGTTAATTTCCCACCACTTACGGCTAGGTTATTGTATGAGAAATATACAGACCATATTAAACAAGACACTCCATTAAACATTTACGATCCATCTTCTGGTTGGGGTGGTAGAATATTAGGTGCTATGTCATCCAAGAAGGACATTCATTACATCGGCACAGACCCGAATACAGATAACTACATAGATGAGTTAGGTAAGTCAAGATACGAGTATGTGGCTGACTTCTTTAACAATGAAGCCTTAGAGACTAATCCATTTTGGGAAGAAAAGAGAAATACTTATCATGTTTTCCAAGAAGGTTCAGAACATATTGGTGAACATCCAGACTTTCAACAATATAAAGGTAAGTTAGATATGGTATTTACTTCACCACCTTATTTTGATAGGGAACAATATAGTGAAGATGAAGAACAATCATTTAAGGCTTATCCGATGTATCATGATTGGAGAGATAACTTCTTAAAACCAACATTAACAAATGCTTACGAGAGTCTAAAATCAGATAGGTATTTACTATGGAATATAGCTGACATCAAGATAGGTAAGACTACTTTCCATCCATTGGAACAAGATAGTATAGACATCATTGAATCACTTGGTGGTGAATATAAAGGTAAGTTAAAGATGTTGATGTCATCAATGATAGGAGTTGATCAATCTAACGTGAAGAATTCAGTAAAAGTTGATGGTAGCGTATCAAAGTATGAACCAATATTTATTTTTTATAAGGGTTAATAATGAGTGAAGAACAAAAGTGGCTTGAAAGCCGAGAATCAGAGAAAAAAGCAAAAGTCGGAGATTGGGTTACTGTCAAAACAGTAGGTCTTACTGAGCGATATATGGTAGAAAGTATAGATGGTGATTTCTACACGGTCATTCAGAAAGAAGGTACGTATACACATAGGTTAAAGTTAGATAAAAATAAAGTGAGGAAGCTGTGAATGAAATATTTCATGAAGATTGTTTAGATACTTTAACGAAACGAGATATAAAATATGATTACACTTGTTTTTCACCACCTGATTATGATGAGTTAAATCTAACGCCAATAAAAGACGACAAAGAATATTTGGATTGGCAAAAGAAAGTATATAGTAAACTTAATCCTAGTAATAATGTAGTTACGATAGTTACAAGCCTTAGAAGGTTTAAAGCCCGAACTATACCTAAAGATTATCATGTCTATGAAATAATGAAAGACTTGGGATATATAGTTTGATTACGAAGAAAGTATGGATTAAACCAAAAATAGACATCAACTTGGGCGAGCGAAATAACTTATACCGATATGATTATGCTATGGTTCAGAACTTTGGTAGAGGTAAGATTAAGTCGAAAGGAACTAAAGGATATAGAGCCGACAATTGGACAGAAGATTATAAATCGGAAGTGTTTGATGGTGTAAGATACACTTATCATTTTCCAGAAACGATGATAAGTAGATGTATTGATAATTTTACAGATGAAGGTGATACAGTTTACGATCCTTTTATTGGAATAGGAACTACTGCTATAGCTAGTTATAATATAGGTAGAAATTACTATGGTTCAGAGAAGGATGAAGAGATTTTCAATATAGCACATAAAAGAACAGAAAATTTAAAGAATATTGCAAATAATGCTTGCCATTAACATATATTCTTTGTATATTAGGGTATGAATAAAACACAATATATAATGAACACTCAATTTTTTGAATACAAAAATAACAATAAAAATCTAATAAATAACATGAATAAAATACAAACACCAACTATGAAGTTTCTAGAGTATTATAAAGATGGTTTGGCTAAGAAGTATAAAGAAAATACAGAAGATGTGGTTGCCACGGCAATTGAATTAAGAAATGGTTCTATTTTAAAAAAACATAATTGGTTGTTGAATAAGATAGAAAACCATCTTAAAAGACAAGAATATACTCTTCCTAATGAAACAACGAGAAGTGTATTACAACAGATAATAGATGTCCCATTGGTTGCAAGTTTCTTAGCTAAAGATCCAACAAAACAAAATCTAAGTGAAATACTACAAATTAAATTCAATCAACTTAAAGGTATTAAACTTGAAAAAGTAGCTGGTACTGGTCCAAACGCCATTAGGATACTCGAAGGAAAAATAATTAAAGGTAATAAGAATAGCAATACTACAAAAAGTGTAGATTTTTTATATGGTGATTCCTATGTTTATGCAAAAGTGACTACAACATCTGGTGGTGGTCAAACTAATCAAAAAGATGATGCCGTTAAATTTACCAAAGAGGCATATGGATATGACGAAATACATGGAGATAAACAATTTATTATTCTTCTTGATGGTGATTATTACACACCTACCGTTTTAAAAGAATTCGATAAATATAAAACAAAAAATATAAGGATAACAAACTCAGATGAATTCTAAATCTAAATTAGGTCAATTTTATACAACAAATTCAGATTATATCTTACAAGGTATGAAAGTACCAGATAATGTTGATGTGATTGAGCCATTTTGTGGTCAAGGTGATTTGGTAAAATGGGTGGGTAGAGATGTTGAGAGATATGATATAGATCCAAAGATAGATGCCATAACACAAGATACATTGATGAATCCACCTGATTATAAAGATAAGTATGTTGTTACCAATCCACCTTATTTAGCTAGGAATAAGAGTGAAGATAAAACATTGTACGACAAGTATGACATGAATGATTTATATAAGATTGCCGTTAGGAATATAATTGATGGTGATGCTTTTGGTGGTATTTTAATCATACCATTGAACTTTATTTCAGAGGATAGTTCTAAGTTAAGAGAATTCTTCTTTTCTCGATATAAAATAACTAGAATGAATATATTTGAAGAAAGTGTTTTTGATGATACTGATTATACAGTTTGTGGTTTTCAGTTTGAACGACATGATTTATATCCACTCATACCACCATACACAAAGATTAAGGCATTTGTATATCCTAATGGTGATGAGATAGAATTGATATTGGATAGTAAGAATCATTTTACTATAGGTAAAAGTTTGTTCCCAAATATAAAATCAGAATACAATATACGCCGTTTGGTTGATGGGGACAAATCAACATCAAATCTATATCTCAGAGCCATAGATACGGGTACAGATGATGGTAGAATTAAATTAAGTATCAATAAAGACCATTTATATGGATCTTTAACTGATAGAACTTTCTGTACTATACTAACAGATAAAACAATAGAAGATGAGCAGTTTGTATGTGATGAGTTCAATCGATTATTAGAATTACTTCGTAAGGAATATAATAGTCTGTTTTTGACTAATTACAGAAATTCAACGAGTTCATATGCTAGAAAAAGAATTACTTTCAAACAGGCTTATAGTTTGATTGAACAAATATTGATGGTTTGAAGAATTTGTATATATTTATATCATGTATAACACTAAAGGATCAACTAAAAGATGTTGATTACTTATACATTAAGTTAATAACAAAAGTCTGTTCTAACAGATTTAAACAAACAGGAGAATGGTTATGTTAATACCAATCAAGGTGCCCAAAATAGGCACTACCCACCTTAGTAAAATATTCCCAATAATAGACAAAGTTCAAGGTGGTATTGAAACATATCGCTGGGGAAGAAATTCTAAAAAAGAACTAGAACAGATATCATTACACATGGAATCCTTTGAAAAATTTGGATTGTTAATAGCATTTGTGGTGATTAAAGTACCTACTGAATATGTTGCTAAATTAGATGGTTTAGATCATGTTTATTCAAAAGGTGATTATGTTACTATTGACGCCAATGGTCGTTTAAGAACATTAAAAAGAAATGTCAATCATGGTGTATATCTATTAGATGGTGAAGTACCAATCGTTGATTGTACTGAGTCTATCTTAGGAGATGCTACCGAGATAACAGATGAACATATTGAAAAACTTTGGGAAGCAGTTGTCGCATTGAGTACAGGTAATTTAGATTTAACTATTTATCAATTCATAAACTCTGCTGCTGAAGTCATAACTGATCCAAAAAGAAAAGATATGTTCGTATACTTTAGGGATGTATTAAGAAAGTTTTCTGGTAATAAAGTACCAAAAGTGAATAAGTTAACTAACTCCAATGTTATGGCTGCTTTAATGTCAAGAATGCCAACTGAACAAGAGTTAAGAGCCAAAACATTTCCATATGAAATGGATAGGAAAAGGTATACCAACTATGCTTTAACAAAGGTTAGGCAATTGAGAGAATATTTGGGTAGGGGAGAATTTCCATCCACATTTGTCAATTATCTTTTTGAAAAGATCAACGAAGCAATAGATGATGGTAATTTTACTTCATGTGATTGGGTACATGATGATAAAACCAATATTTGGATTAGACAAAATCATACTGAATCTGGACGGTATTCAATGCGTGATTCTAAAACAGGAATACAATATAATTTGTATACTGATGAACATTATTTTGCTTTTGAAGAAGCATTAGATGAGGTAATGGCTGCTATACTTCAAGAAGTTCCAAATCCTGGTGGATACCAAAATGATTTTGATGGAAAACGGAGAGGTGTTGAGATGGCTATTCATCACTATGAAACCAAGAAAGTAGTAAAAGATTACATGGGAATATAATATGAAAGAACTAACACCAGAACAAATACAAGAGAATTGGGAAAAATTAATTCAAATTGTAAAAGATACATTTGAAGAAGGAAGTGAGCGGAGAGAAAAACTTCTCAATATGTATCATTACTTTGACGAAAGAATGTGTATGGCACCAGCTAGTGGTAAGGAACACTTCCATAATGCTCATGCCGGTGGTTACGTGGAACACGTTTTACATATCACCGATTTAGCACAGCAGATATATGAACTTTGGGATAGAAATGGAGCTATAGTTGATAACTTTACCAAAGAGGAATTGATATTCTCTGCTCTACATCATGACTTGGGTAAGGTTGGTGATTTAGCCGAGGATTACTACACACCAAATGATTCGGATTGGCATAGAAAGAATCAAGGTCTGATATACAAACATAATGGTAATCTACAATTCATGACGGTTACGGATAGAGCTTGTTGGATACTACAACACTTTGGAGTCGTCATGACAGAAAATGAATATCTTGGTTTAAGATTGACAGATGGTATGTACGAAGAAGCTAATAAAAGTTATTATGTTGCTTATCAAAAAGAAAGACAACTTAAATCTAATATTGCCTACATATTACATCAGGCTGATATGATGGCCAGTAAGATAGAAAATGACTTTTGGAAACGTGGTGATTATGCTATCAAAGAAGTAAAGAAAGAAGAAGTCAAAGTCAAGACCGAACAATCAAATGCTGCCAACCAGGCATTTAAAGAACTATTTGGAGAGTAAAATGAGTACCGATTATCAAGCAAAATATAATGCTAAAAACACACAATACAAAAATGCTTTAAAACAAATAGATAAGTTAAAAGAGGAGATTCAAATTTTAAAATCTCCACTCCCACCTCGTTTAGTGGAAGTTCAAAAAGAAATTGTTCAAACGCCAGTTGATAAAATATTAGATTCAAAAGAAATTGATGATAAGATAGAACAAACAAAACTAGAACTTGATGAGAAAGATAAAGTTGAAAAAGACCACAATTATTATCGTCAGATATCTTCTATGATGTATAATGAAGTGAAGTTGAAAGCTCAAAGAGATCCGAAAGTCTATAGACAAGGTTGGTTTAACCTAAGTAAGAACTTTTGGAAATGGCATGCTAATACAGAGTATTCAGAAAAACAAAAAGATACTATGGACGGTTGGATAGAAAGAAATGGCATAACTATATAATGTACCTACCTTACTTTAATAAGTTTCTATATCAAGTTCCATATCTTCACATCAACGAAAAAGAATGGTCATACATCAAAGATACATTCGAGAAAGATGATGTAAAAGAATCTCTGGCAACAGTTGCCATGACTTATCCACCACCATACCAAGAGATAAGTCAAAATGAATGTAGAAAGGACTTTAATAAGCTAAAAGGCACTTGGGTTCATGATTTACTACAAGAAGGTGAATGGTTTGCTAGAGCTGAAAATGGATATGATTGGCCATTAACTTACAAAGGTTCACAGAAATATATTAAGAGAAACAATACAGGTAATAAATCATCTAATTTCTTTCAACAAGAAAACAGATGGTCAGTAGATGGTACTATTTCGCCAGGTCCTTTACGGACTTGGGGTGAAGAGAAATTCATGACTTCATTAATGGGTGCAGCCTATACTTTGAAAATGGAGAAGATTGATAAATCTACATTGAGAACCATGTTAGGGTTGAGAAAATACATTTGTAGTCAATTCAAACCCAATGCGGCTAAGGCTCTGTATGATTATTTCGATGTAAAGAATGTATTGGATTTCTCTGCAGGTTGGGGTGATAGGTTGGCTGGATTTTATGCCAGTATGAATACCGAACTATATGTTGGAATTGATCCTCGTAAGGAGAATCATCCAATATATGAAGAACAATCAAAATATTATGCTAATCAGTTAGGTTTCTTTGAAACGGAGAAGAAAGCAGAGTTTCATTGCTCACCAGCAGAAGAGTTTGATTTTGACCAATATAAAGATACGTTTGATATTATCTTTACATCACCACCATATTTCAATGTAGAGCGATATAGTTATGATGATACACAAAGTTGGGTAAGGTATAAGAACATCGACCAATGGAATCAGAACTTCCTACAGAGGTCAATAGAAAATATGTGGGGCTCTTTACGTAGTGGTGGAAAGTTATGTGTGAATATTTCTGATGTGAATGCTAGTAGTCAAGGTAAGAAGAAAGGTTGGTTATCAATATGTGATCCAATGAATGAGTTTATAGATACATTTAAAGATTCTGATTATCTTGGGTGTATAGGAATGGAGATGGCCACACGACCAAATTGTATTGGTGTTGGAAATGCCGTAGAGTCGGGTGAGAGTAATAGAGAGCCGGAAATGATAAAAAGGTTCGATGGTAAATTCTGTGAGCCTGTGTGGGTGTGGGAAAAGAAATAATTTTGTATTTCCCACGAGAAGAAATACAATGTTAAATTTATAGATTTATATTTATAGACATGAACAAGGCTGATAAATCAGAATTTGACCTAATACATAACAAGATAGATGTTATTAAATCAGATATAGACGATTTAAAAAATTCAATGGTCATAGCTCACAATAAAACAGATGATAATCTACGGTTTATCAAAGAGAATATGTTCAATCCACACGAAGGACTATGGGCCGAAACAAAACTCAATAGTCAATTCAGAGAAAATACAACTAAATGGCGTGGTGTCATTGGTGTTGGTTTCATCGGTCTAATCATAGACAAATTCTGGTCAGTATTTAATTAAAGAAAAAGCTTGACTTGTATCGTTTTTTGTTGTATATTCACGTATGACAAAAAAGGAAAAAACGATGAACTTAACTGATGTAAAAATATTTGAAATGGCGACAAAGAATGCTCTGCCATTTGAAATGATAGAAGTTAAAAAACTAACCTACACAAAACCAAAATTTGT